TGGGATAAGGCGGTTCTTGCCCCTCTTGGGGCATATTGGGAGAGTCTGTACCCGAAGAATCGTTTGGGTGGGAACTTCTCCAATCTGGTGGACTGTCCTCATTTTGAACGTGTGCCAAAAACATAGCGAAGAGGACTAACGTCCCCACGCCAATAATGGCACCTATGGCTAGGGCAAAAACTGTTGCAATCATTTAATTAACTCCCTGTACGCTTTGATGGCGTCTTTTAAATCGTTCTGCAAATGCTGAATCAGATCGTGCTGTTCTTGCATCTTGACGTAGGCTTCAGCCGCAAACTTGGCCAAGTTCTCATGGCTCCAACTTTCAAAGTTTGGCATCTTTTTTCTCCTGCAATAGTTTTCTAAGCCATTTACTTGCGCCAAGTTTTATCCATTGTTCGTACTCGCTTTGCGTTACGCGAACACCAATGGTCTTGCCGCTTTTGGTTAGCTCACTCTTTGGTCTCGGCATGGGTGCTGCTCTCCTGCTATTTTGGTGATAAAAATTAAATGACATTTGGTGCAACGCCAAACTAAACCATATTGAACAATGGCTTTGGGTCTAAAAAACGCGCGTATCTTTTCAATCATTGGACACCTCGCATTTCCCAACCAAGCAGGAAGTAGTTCCAGCGGGTTTGAATCCCACTGCTGGTGTACCTACCCTTGACGGCGCTGAAGTCTGTATAGCCTTTGGCGCGCATCATTGCCTCAAATACTTGTTGTGCTTTGCTCATGTGTTCTCCATGCTCAACAAGCGCAGTTTCATGCGCTCAAGCAGCCACAGAACATCCCCGCCATCGGCGTAGGTCGAGGCAAAATACTCCTCACCATCCTTGTCGTAACCGATCAGGATTACGCCTTCCAGTTTTCCCTTGGTGTTTTCAAGCACCATGTCGGGGTCAAGGTCAAGTTTTGTAATGCCGTTAAATAAAATGACGTTGCTCATGTGTTCTTCTCCTTGAGTTTGGCTTCACCGGCTCTTGCGCCAGCTTTAAACGCTGTCCAATGGTGTCTTGCACCAATCGCCTCAACTGCGTAATCTTTGTTGTTTTCTGCCAATTCAAGAATGCCAATGTCATTTGGGTATAACTTGCCAAAAGCGGTGCGAAGATCGTCCTCTGTCAGCCCTACCCATGTGCGCTGTGGTGGGTGGGCGTAATACGCAATAGCTTCTAATCCCATTTCATAAGCTTCTTCTGGATAAATTGCGGGTTCGTCAATTTGTTTTTCATAGTCAGCAATTATTTTTGCTTGGCTTTGTATGACTTCACGCAGTTTGCTAACTTCTTCACTGCCATAAGTTGGCAATGATTCTTTATAGCATTGTTGGCAAAATTCTGGCCCTGCCTCACAATGCGCTACAGGCTCTTGGCTTTCCAACTCTGCAATGGCTTGCTTTCCTGCTTGGATGGCTTCAAAGTAATAGCCATCAGCATTGTCTTCATCGTATGTCCATGCCGTTTCTAACGCCTCTACCATCTGTTTCAATACTTCAATCATGTCAGTACCTGTACTTAGGGGCACAAGACACGTCAGCAACGACGTCTGTTGTGTAGTTGTTGATCTTGCGCTTGGCGATGATCATCACAGCGCGAAGGCCAGAGCTTTCGCATTCCTGCACGGCCAAGATCACCTCGCTGCGGCTCATGGGTTGAATGTCCTTGTCTAAGGTCAGCTTCTGCTCGGCGTTGCCACCGGCACCATCCAACAGACTGGCGTTCCAAGACGATCCTGCGGCGCAGCCGGTCATAAGTAAGAAAAGAAAATACTTCATGGTTGTCTAGCCTCCTGTAAAAGTTCAATACGTTCGCGTGACGCTCTGAGCGTGGTGTAGCGTTGGTGCAAGCGCTCCAACACCACCACACGCCTAGCATTCGCTCGCTCATGGTTCAGCATGTCCAAGACCTTTTGCTCATCAAAAGTCTTGAGTTCGTTATTTAGTTGTCGCCAAGTGAGTTGCAATTTTGTCCTCCAGTTGTTTGATTGTTTTTACGCTCTTACTCAACTTACGCCAAGCGGCGTTGAAGTCGCGTTGGTATATCTTGTGAATAGACTTTTCAGCTTTTAGCTGGGTCTTCCATTTAAGTAATCTCACTTTAGTTCCTCCATTGCAATATCCGACACAGCGCGTTTGTCGTGTAACGCGCCCCAAATCTTTTCGTCAATAGTCTTGTTGGTCATCATCACGTAGACCCACACAGCGTGTGCTTGGCCTGAGCGGTGCAGACGGCCAACGGTCTGTTCGTATAACTCGAGACTCCACGGCAAGGACAGAAACACCATGTGGCATCCACCAAACTGAAGGTTGAGCCCGTGGCCTGCTGACTTGGGGTGGACTGCCAATAGGCGAACCTTGCCGTCGTTCCATCGCTCAATTGCGCGGTCGTCGTCCAAAGTGACAACGCTAAATCGGCGCTTGAGTTCGGCAAGCTCTTCTTGGTATTGGTAGACGATGATGGTATTGGCGTGTTGGTTTTCATTTAGTAACTCCTCAAGGCGGTCAAATTTATGGCTGCTGAACCATACGGCGGTTTGCGTAGAATCGAACTTGCCTGGGGTTTCGGAGGCCGTCCTGCGGGTGTCGTATACAAACCCGCTAGCCATCTGTTGCAACTTGCCCGTCACCACCCCCGCGTTGATTGCGGTGACATCCAACGCTTGGAAGTCTTTCTTCATCTTCTCGTAAGGTTCGCGGTCGTCTAAGTCGCACCGCACCTCGACCACGTGCATGGGCGGCAGCTTGTCTTTGTATTCGCCAGCATCCAAAACGTAAGTTGCAGGCTTAATGCGCTCCATGACGCCAGCCAACGATCCAACACGCGGTGCCCACTCGCCGAAGTCTTTATTCACCAATATAAAGTATTGCTGCATGAACGCGCCTTTAGACCTGCCAAGCAAACTCTGGTCAACGATCTTGCACTGGCCAAACACATCCTCCAAGCCGTTGCTGGTGAATGAGCCGGTCAAGCCCCAGCGGATATTGATGTGGTCAATTTTGAGCGCCTTGAAACGCGCGCCTGATGGGTTTTTTAAGCGGGTCAACTCGTCAAACACAATAGCGTCAAAACTTGCTGTGGGTAATGTGGCGATGTTGTCGTAGTTGCTGACCACTATCTGCGCGTCAGAACGAAGTGCTGCCCTGCGTTGCTTAGGTGTGCCCACCGCCACGGCCAGCGGCACGTTGGGTGCCCACTTGAGTTGCTCAACTGGCCACACGTCAGTACAGACGCGTTTGGGTGCAAGGACAAGGAAGCGCTTGGCCACACTAGCGGCCAGCATGTCTTGCATGGCGGTCAAGGTGATAGCTGTCTTGCCAGCGCCCACAGGTGCCAAGATCATGGCACGGTCACGCTCGTACAAGAAGTCAGCGGCTTCGTCTTGGTAAGGTCTAAGTTGCACGGGCAATTCTTTCCCCAATCCAACGCACCACAGGCACCGCCCATGAGTTGCCCAAGGCTTTGTAGCGTGGGCCGTCAGGTGTTTTGTCTGCAATCTTGGTGTAATTATCGGGAAAGCCCTGGAGACGTTCGCATTCCACAGGGGTGAGTCTTCTGACGGCCATTGATTGCATCACTGTCGGGCCACTTGCGTTGCTACTGCTGCCAGGCGTTCCCATGGTTGCCGCCACATCGCCAGTTATCGCGCCGTTGTACAAATCTGTGCCAATTGATTGCGCTACCATTGGACTATTACCTCCACCAGTGCCAGCAAAGGCTTGCAATGTATTGGAAACGCCGTCATACAAACGCACACCATCACGCCTACTGTTTTCAAAGCCTATGGGTTGCGCTACCGCATGGCGATCAGTCGTGTTTTGCGTAAAACACACTTCTTCGTTAATGCCATCGCCTTGTGGGCCTGCCGCGTCATTGCGACCAATCATGCTGCCTTGAATGGCGTATGTCGGTTGCGTCACCAATTGCGCGTTAGCCTTGTCAGGCATACGCTGACCATCTGACCTAGTGGTGATGGTCGCCGCAAGGTCACCGCCGTCCCACCATTTTGGTGCTGATATGAGGTGCCCATTTGAAACGCTTTGATGCGTTAACTTTCCACCGCCACATTCAGTGTCAAGACTACCTACGATAACAGGAATGTAAGTCTCATGTTCAGTAGATGAGTTACCAGGACGGTCAAAACCTGCACCACTTGCCCGCAAAGTACACATCACATCAGGCAATTGTTCCGACACTAAAAGATTTTCAGACCCGCCGCCAAGATCCCCGCCATTTGCCCTCAATGTTCCTGTTTCTTGACGGTACCCTCCGAAGCTGCTTGGAGTGTAGGAGGCAACTGTTTTCCCCTTTTCGCGGCTCGGCGCAGTATCCCTTCGCAAGCCATCGAACTCAAAAAGAACCGCTGCGGGATCAAAGTCGTCTCTAGCACTTGCGATAACAAACACACGTCGGCGTCGTTGGGCCACTCCAAAATATTGGGCGTCAAGGACTCGCCACGCAACTGCTCTTTGGGGGCCATCAATAAAACCAGCGTTTGTCCATCTGCCCCCTGGTGGGACAAGCGCGTCATCTTCGCCGGCAAGCGCTCCCAAAAAGCACCCAAAGGCGTTATCTTTGGTGTTGAGGACACCAGGGACGTTTTCCCAGAAGACAATACTGGGATGGGATTGTTGAATAAGTCGTACTTGATCGATTGCATCTGCTATCTCGCAAAAAGTTAAAGAAAGATTTCCTCGCGCGTCGTCCAAAGATTTGCGAAGCCCCGCTACTGAAAACGCTTGGCATGGTGTGCCACCACAAAAAACATCAGGCGCTTCTACTTCGCCCGACCGAATACGGTTTGGCAAAGTAGTCATGTCCCCCAAGTTTGGTACATCAGGATAATGGTGCGCCAACAAAGCGCAAGGAAATTTTTCAATTTCCGACAACCATGCTGCCTTCCATCCAAGCGGATGCCAAGCCACCGAAGCGGCTTCAATACCGCTACATACACTACCGAACCTCATTGATCCACTCATCTATTTGCTCCGTTGTCCATAAACACGCATACTTCTGATTCAAGGCCGTCATGTCGTCAGCAAACATCTTCTGCAACACCGACAACCTGCCGCCCTTGGTCTTCAATTCCACAAACCATGTACTGCCGTCAGGCAGACATGCAATGCGATCTGCTACGCCTTTGCGCCCTGGGGACGTGAACTTGTACGTCTTGCCACCAATGCGCTCAACCGCCCAGACAAAATGATTTTCAACTATTTTTTCTTTCATGTCAAAAAGTTTAGCACACTATGCTATAGTTCAGTCTCAATCAACTAAAGGAGAGTTCAGTGAACCACAGTAATATCGTCGGCGGCTCAACCGCCAAGCGCGTAATGAATTGCCCAGGCTCTGTAGCCTTGGTGCAGAAGATGCCACCCCAGCCCAGCAACAAGTACGCCGACGAGGGTACGCTGTTGCACAACGTCATTGCTGAGATTGTGATGACCGACAAACACCCCGAAGAGTTTTTGCATACCAAGTACAACGACCAAGTGTTGACGCTGGACTTGATCGACAACAAATTGGTGCCAGCCCTTGCGGCGCTGGACGTGATCGACCCCAACAAGGAGATGGAAATTGAAGCTGAAACACGCGTTGGCTTTGGTGACTTACTACCTGATGTGTTTGGCAGCACTGACCTTATCGGTCGTATTGGCAAACGCGCTGTTGTTCTTGATTGGAAGTTCGGCGATGGCGTTGCTGTTGAGGTAGAAGAGAATCCGCAGTTGATGTTCTACGCCGCTGCGGCTATGCGTACCGAAGAAACCAAGTGGGCGTTTGCGGGCGTCGAAGAGATCGAGATGGTCATCGTGCAGCCGCCACAGGTCAAGCGTTGGGTGACCACACCAGCTCGCATTGCCCAGTTTGAAAAGGATTTGGTCAAAGCAGTCAAGCTGGCGCAGCAACCCAACGCCGAACTCAAGATCGGCGACCACTGCCGTTGGTGTGCAGCCAAGCCCATCTGCCCACAGATGACTGGCGCTGTTGACCGCGCTTTGAAGACCAGCATCGACGGCTTGGATGCGCCCACAATCAGCGCGTATCTGAAGAATGCTGATATGCTTGAACAATGGATCACTGACCTGCGAGCCTTAGCGTTGCAGATGCTTGATTCAGGAGCCAAACTCCCCGATTACAAGCTGGTGGCCAAACGTGCCATCCGCCAATGGACTGACGAAGACAAGGCCAAGGTTGCTTTGTTTGCGTACGGTCTGACAGAATCTGAGGTGATGGAGACGTCTGTGATCTCTCCGGCCAAGGCTGAAAAGGCGCTCAAAAAGCGCAAGCTCGCTTTGCCGGACGATCTAGTCGTCGCCATCAGTTCAGGTAACACTTTGGCAAGCGCAGATGACCCGCGCCCCGAAGTGATGATCTTGGGTAAGCAATTGACCGCTGCCCTTTCTAAACTTCAATAAAGGAAAATCATGTCCAATCTAGTAGCGTTCTCTCAAGCTGGCTTGCCAGCAGTATCCACCCTGTCATCCGCTTTGCGGGCGATCCAATCCGATGTCGGCCCAGCCGGTACAGCTATCCTCAAAATGGATAAGACTGGCCACTGGGTCTTCGGTGCCGATCAAACCGAAGTCGAAGACGACAGCAAGTGGGCGATCAACCCCTTCTCTTTTGTCCACGGCTTTATTGCTTGGGGTGATGGTGAAGTGTTGGCCGAGAAGATGACCAGTGTCAGCCAGCCGTTGCCCGAACTCGACGAAGCCCCACCACAGGCTAAGAAGGGCTGGGAGACTCAGGTCGGCCTGTCATTAAAGTGCATCAGCGGCGAAGACAAAGGAATGGAAGCGCGTTACACCACGACCTCGGTCGGCGGTAAAAAAGCGGTTCAAGCCATTGCAGTCGCCTTGGCCGAGCAGGTCGATAAAGATCAAACCAAGCCTGTGGCTGTTGTGCGTCTGCGTAAAGACCACTACGCCCACAAGTCCTACGGCAAGATCTATACGCCTGTGTTTGAGGTGATTGAGTGGGTCAGCATGGACGGTGAGCCAGAGGTTGCTGTTGAGGCACCCGCTGCACCAGCAGGCCGCCGTCGTCGGTCTGCCTGATGTCACTTTGGGTTGATTTTGAAACCCGTAGCGCCTGCGACCTAAAAGTCGCGGGCGTTTACAACTACGCGCAAGACAACTCAACGTCTGTTTTATGCATGTCCTACGCGTTTGGCGATGATGATGTAGTCACGTGGCTACCATCGCAACCATTTCCCGAAGCAGTACGCAACTACACCGGCATGATCTACGCCCACAACGCGGCGTTTGAGCGCCTGATCTTTTGGTATGTGCTTCAGCAAAACTATTCTTTAGAGCAGTTCTACTGCACCGCAGCACAAGCCCGCGCCAATTGCGCGCCTGGCTCGCTAGAGGACGTTGGCCGCTTTGCTGGCGCGTCCATGAAGAAAGACCACCGAGGCGCGCAACTGATCCGCTTGTTGTGCATACCCCCATTCAAAGAAGACCCCGCGCTCATGGCCGAGATGATCCAATATTGTGAGCAGGACGTCCGTGCCATGCGCTCCATCAGCAAAGCCCTGCGCCCCCTCAGTGAGTCAGAATTAAGCGACTACCACGTCAACGAGCGGATCAACGACCGTGGCGTGTTGGTGGACGTGCTCCTATGCAACGCCGCCGTTAAGTTCGCCAGCGACGAGCTGGTCGAGATTGAGCAGATCGTGGCCGAGGTGACCGAGGGCGCGATCACTAGCGTCAGATCCCCTAAGATGCGTCAGTGGGTGATCGACCGCGTAGGGCCACAGGCTTTGAAGCTGATGGAGTCCTATAAAGACGGCGAGAAGAAGTATTCGATTGACAAGACTGTGCGAGCTAACCTGCTTGCGATGGAGAACCCCGATGAGATACCGCCCGCTGTTGCCGAGGTTATCCAATGCGCGGACGACCTATGGGCGTCTTCAGTTGCGAAGTTCAGCCGCCTTGCAAGCCTTGCAGACGTCGAAGACCACAGGGTACGCGGAGCCTTCGTTTTTGCTGGAGGATCTGCCACTGGACGAGCTAGCAGCTACGGAGCCCAGGTTCACAATTTCACTCGCAAGTGCGCCAAATCGCCCGAAGACGTTAGAGTTGCAATGGTCAGAGGCCATTCAATTGTTCCTCAATTTGGAAAGCGCGTTACTGATGTCCTCAAAGGAATGCTCAGGCCCGCACTGATACCAGCTAAGGGAAAGTCCCTAGTCGTTGCCGACTGGGCAGCCATCGAAGCCCGCGCCACACCGTGGCTTTCCAACTGCGCCGCAGGCGAGCGTAAGCTAGCCATCTTCGCCAAGGGCGAGGACGTCTACAAGGTCAACGCCTCGGCCACCTTTGGCGTGGCAGTGGACGCCGTGGACGACCGCCAGCGCCAGATCGGCAAGGTTCAGGAACTGGCCTGCGGCTTTGCCGGTGGCATTGGTGCCTTCGCCGCTATGGGCCGCGCCTATGGTGTACACCTGCCTGAGTCCGATGCCAAGCGCATGGTGGACGCATGGCGCAGAGCCAACCCTTGGTCGGTGCCGTACTGGCAGAACCTAGAAGAAGCCTACACCCGCGCTATGCGCAACAAAGGCCATGAGTTCAGCGTGGGTCGGGTTACCTATATGTATGACGGCCAGCATCTTTGGTATGCTTTGCCCTCCGGGCGTGTGCTTTGCTATCCCTTTGCCAAGCTGGAGCCCGACGGCGTGACCTACGCCAAGGCCGCTTGGAAACCGGCAGCAGACGCAAAAGAATGGCCACGCGCAAGGCTTTGGAAAGGGTTGGCGTGTGAGAATATCACCCAAGCCACCGCCAACGATCTGCTGCGCTACGCACTGCGCCAGCTTGATGATGTGGTCTTGCATGTGCATGACGAAATTGTGTTGGAAACAGATCGGCCTGAAGAGATGGCCGAAAGATTGGAACGTGTGATGTGTACGCCACCCAATGGGGCGGAGGGTTTACCCCTAAGCGAAGAGGTGGCGATCAGGTCTCGGTATGGCAAATAAAAAGCCCGCTGGCAGGCGGGCGTGTAAGGGAGCACTAACTTGGAATGTCTGGACTTTATCACAAAACTCGCCCCTGTTGGCGAGACCGCACTAATTGTCAGACAAAAACCACAACTGAAAGACGGCGCAATCCAGCTACATGCTGACGGCGCAGTCAAATGCACGTGGCCTGCGTACCTACCCACCAAGGGCGTGAAGGCCAACGAAGCATGGTACGGCAACACCGCCAGCTTCATCATTGACCGCTTCGCCGATGGCCGCGTGTCAGCAAAAGCAGACAATTGCGAGTACATCCTAGTGATGATGCTCGACGACATTGGCACCAAGTCCAAGACGCCCCCGCTTGCGCCCACTTGGATCATGGAAACGTCCGAGGGCTCATTCCAGTGGGGCTACGCTTTCAGCGATCAGCCGACCAAAGCCGAGTTCAGCGCAGCCATTCGCGCCATTGCAGACGCGGGCTACACCGACCCTGGTGCCTGCAACCCCGTGCGTAACTTCAGACTGCCTGGCTCGGTTAACTTGAAGCCTGAGCGTGGGCAGTTTGAGTCCCGACTGGTCGAGTTCCATCCCGAGCGCGAGTACACCCTAGACGGCATCTGCGCCGCTTTGGGCGTGACACCCGTCGAGGCCGACTCGCTTACCCTGCGCCCCATCAGACTGTCCGACGATGGTGCCGATGACGTGATGGCGTGGCTGTCCCAGCAGGGTCTGCTGCTGTCTAAACCCAACGGTGAGGGCTGGGCAGGTGTCATCTGCCCCAACTCAGCAGAGCATAGCGACGGCAACCCCGAAGGCCGGTACATGCCGTCCAACCGCGCCTACTGCTGCCTGCATTCGCATTGCGTAGACTTCGATTCGCGCATGTTCTTGCAATGGGTCGCCGAGAACGACGGCCCAGCACACACCCCAGGCTTGCGTGAGGAATTGCTGGCGCAGGCGATGGACTCGGCGCTGTCCAAGCTGACCCCCACGGTCGAATACCCCAACGAGGCCGCTCGCGTCATTGCTGAGGTCGAGCGCAAAGAGCTTGGCCGCATTGAGAAGGCCGAATGGTATGAACGGTTTGCCTACGTCCAAGCAGATGATGGTTATTTCGACTTGACCGACCGGCGCGAAGTGACCCGCAGCACCTTCAACGCCCTGTTTCGCCATATTGATTGCAAGTCCATCCACAACGCCAAGCGCCGCATTGAGGCGTCGCATTGCTTTGACGAGAACCGCCAAGCCAAGGGAGCTAAGGCATTGGCCGGCATCACCTACGCAGCAGGCGCGTCCATCTTGGTCGCCCGTGACGGCTTGGTCTACGGCAACCGCTGGCGCGACGCGCGCCCCGCACCCGTGGCCGGTGACGTGTCCATATGGTTGCAACACGTCGAGCGCATGGTGCCCGAGCCCTTCGAGCGTGATCACCTCCTTAACGCGCTGGCGCATAAGGTGCAATTCCCAGCTCACAAGATCAACCACGCCATTCTGATGGGCGGCAATCATGGGTCAGGCAAAGACACCCTTTTCGCCCCCTTCTTTTGGGCCATTGGTGGTGACGCCAAGGCCAACTGCAGCCTAGTCAAAAACGAGGATCTGTCCTCCCAGTGGGGTTACGCGCTCGAGTGCGAAGTGATGGAGATCGCCGAGCTACGCCAAGCAGAGGCCAAAGACCGCCGCGCCCTAGAGAACACCCTCAAGCCCATCATTGCAGCGCCCCCCGAGCTTCTCATGGTCAACCGTAAGGGCTTGCACCCCTATATGGCGTTGAACCGCGTGTTTGTGATCGCCTTCAGTAATGAGCGCGTGTCCATCTCGTTACCCAGTGAGGATCGCCTGTGGTTTGTCATATGGTGCGCCGCCCCTCAGC